TGATTGGCAAATGAGTTTATCTTTGGAAAATAAACGACGGCTGAACAATCCCTTGCCTTCGATTTGAGAGTTGCTAACGTAAACATTGATTAATTCATCAAGAATGAGATCGCTTGTATTTTCAGACTGCGCGCGAATTTCTTCTGCCGTCATATTGGTTTGCTCAACCAAGAGGGAAAAATCATTTCTATTCATTTCAATGTTGAATTTGTCGAGATCGTCGAAGCTTGTCGCGGTGATTAGTTCTTGAATTTGATCGCCGCTATTACCGGTCACAGGATGAAAGGTAATCCATAACGTATCTTGATGGGCGTACCCTGCGCGCTTTTTACCCGACAGCCCTTTAAAGAGGTTGTACCCGGTTAATCGCTTGCTTTCTCCGGTATCCGTTGAGACGGTGATATCGCCGCTGATCATAATGTCGAAATGGTCAAACTTATAAATCGCACCAGTAAGGATCGTATCCTTCGGAATAAAGAGTTCTCGGGCGTACATCCCACCGTGAATAAAATGTCTTGTTGGCAATTCAAGCTGAGGGAGCTTGCTATTCATTTCTTCAAGTCGTAATAAATTATTGCGATTAGGCGTTTTGCCGCCTTCACAGATATTGTCGATTAATTGCAAAGCGTTGTTCATACGAGGATCCATCCGAGGGTATCGTCACCAAAAATGTCACCATCTCGCTTAACGTATAAAATCGCTCCTGGTAAACCCATATCGTCCATATACATTGAGCCTTGTGGCGCTTCGATAAATGTCTCAGGTGCGCCAGTACCAATAATTAGCGCTCTATTGGTTAGCTTTTGCGCCCAAGCTCGCATCTCTTGAGTACTCTCCCCGTTAACTTGAACAATCGGTCTAATAGCTGTTAATTCTGAAACTCTAATAATCACTAGCGACCACCTTTCATTGTTGCGTGGAGGGATATAAAGACGGGTTTAACGGCGTCACTTAGCTCAAATTTAAAAACTGCATAACGTGTAAATCGTCCTAATCTGCGCCAGATAGCGCGTTTCATAAATTCGCCGACCTTGCCAAATCCCCTGGATAATTCATCTTTGAATTTTTTGCCGCCATCACTTGAAATCGACATTCTTATCTCAGGATTAGCAATGCCACCGACACCACTTTCCATCGTTGCCTCGATTTTGGTAACAGCGAAACTTGCCGTTTGATTGTTGAAAGGCATTGTCGTGAACGTTCGAATAATTTCACGCTCGTATTCTGTAAACGTATCTAAATCTAAATTGCCTATACGCCCGTCTACAGCGTCACCAACAATCACTCGGTTATAAGCGGTAACCATTGAATTCATACGCCATCGAGCCGTGACAACTTGCCCTCTGGGAGTTGTTATTTGAGATTTTCGCTCATGCCATTTACCCGAAACGGTATCGAATACAAAAGTGCGATCAGGAAAAGTAAAGCCAACAAAATAAGCGCCAGATTGCGCGTAAGACCACGCAAAGGCTGCGTCAATCTCTTCAGTACTGAACATTCGTAAAACAGCGTCTATAGCGGTTGTAGAAACTTTCTCAACGGTATTACCGGCAAGCGCCCAGATAGCCGGACTCTCGTTGACGCCGCCGCCGATAAACATAAAAGAATCAGACGTTTTGATAATGCCAAAGGGAGCAAATACGCCCTTATCAATAATAAAGCCTGATATTCGTTGAAAGACTCCTGCTAAATCTTGAAAAACTTCGATTGTTTCGCGGCCTGCGATAAACGCTTGGTTTTTAAATATAATCGGCGCGACGATAATGTCGGGGTCAGCCTCAGCCGTGAAGAAGTTCAACGCATTCCAAGACAAACCATTATTGGCATCTGACCTGATGAACTTTTTAGAGTTGGTTGTGACTAAAAAGAACGAGTCAATGAATACAACTTGCTCAGGCACTCCGTTTGCTTTGAAGCCTGCGTCAGTGATGATCTGGAAGGGTGTGCCGCTGGTTTCATCGATTATCCAACCTTCACCATCAGTGATTACAATTAACTGTTTACCGTTATCAGCGAAGCTCGCTCGATTAGTACCAGGAATTACGCCAAGTGCGACAAGGGTAAAAACTTCCTCGCCTTCTACGTCAATCGCTCTATCTAATCGGAATAAGGTTTCACCGTTTAAAAAATACGGAAATCCTGACTTAACATGAGATCCCCGATTGATATTTTTTGAATCGCCACTGTTTTGTATTTCGCTTAACCCTGCTGTCCCAAATAAATTAGCCTGAGTTAAAGCGCCCTCAACTTGAGGGATACTCGGATACCAGTTAATGCAAGCCTGAGCCGAAATAGGCAATGAGCTTGATTCATAGAATCCGTTAGCGATTGGGATATTAACAACAGGCATTAGCTCGTCCTGAAACTTGCTGAGACGATGATTACATCTTCTGTGTTCTCTTCATTCGAGACAAAGACCTCGATGAAATCGCCCGTACTAAATAAAATCTCCCAAGGTAAAGTAATCGACGTTGGATCAAGAGCTTTAGCCGTTCCGATCATTAAGGTATTCGGTATCAAAGTGCCATTGAGCGCGAGGGTTAAGCCGACACGCTTATCGTTGCCTGCTGCCATATCAATCGAGCATGAAGCCATAACAGCGAGTCTTGCATCTTTGCCGCCGGTGTAAGTGATTCGTCCGTTTGCATCAGAAGTAAATTGGCTTGTATTTTCTTCCGTCCAAGTCCCTGCGACTAAAACAGGTGTACTGGTTGATACAATAGTCGTGACCGTTGAACTGCCTTGAATTGATAAAAGCGCTGAGGGTCTTGTATCAGGAATGTTATCGTTTAAATCGAATTGCCATAAATTATCGTCGGGTCCGATATTGACAATATTTAAAGTGCCTTTAGAACGATTATTGACAATCGTGCCTATACCGCCTGCGTTAACATTGCCTGAGTTCGCCAAGCCCGATAATAAGGTCGCTGATCCGGCAGTAATAACAACCGAATTAGTTAGGTTAAAACCATCAAAAGTTGATGTGCCAAAGTCGAGCAAAGTGCCAGTAAATTGACTGATGAACGACGTTTCAATCACAATAAAAGAAATATTGCCAATGAATAAAATGCCACTATTAGTCACATTGAGAAAGGTTGCGTTATCCCAACGAACCGCGAACATATCACCAAACGTGCCAATGTTAAGACAGTTATCAACAGCGACTCGCTCAATGATAAACGTGCCTATAGGATTGCCCGGACTCGTGCCTTCAAACACTGTACCGTTAGGGCAATTGAGCCGTAAAAATTCAAAGGTAACAATCGCGTCAAGCCATGTGAACATGGTTCCTGAGCCGGTATAAGTTAACGCGCTTAACGTGCCACCATCACCCGTAAGTGAAGTTCGATCTTGTAATACAAATCGATTCGCTGTTGATACGTCATTAACAAGTCGATATCGAGTTAAAGGGTTTAGGGTAATCACACCGGCAACTGGCGTAGGAAAATCGGACTCTTGTGAAACAGTCACGGTTTTAGTTGAGAGGGGTGTTACTGAACTTGTGATCTGAATTGTATCGCCTGCTTGCGCTACGTTAATGCCTGCGCCTGCGGTGATAGAACGAAACAAAATTGGGTCAGCGCTTACATCGACAATCACCGGCACCCCGACTACATCAGTCGTTAGATTGGTTTTAATACTGATACCGTTACTCGGACTATTCGCAACGACAATGCCGTTAGTGCCTTCGATGCCTCTAATATTGTTTTGTGTGGCTGTAGGCTGCTCTAAGACGGGCGTTCCTAATCCTACTGGTGTAATCGTACCCGTGACGCCTAAAAAGCTCGCAAGCAGTGAAGCGTCGATTTTAAAGTTTGTGCCATTTCTAACGATGTTGATTAAATCACCGGCTTGATAACTCGTTTGAGCTATAAATTCGCTAATCTTTTTTGAGTGTCTGCCAAGGCCATTGCTGTGTGTCATGTTTCTGACTCCAATAGAATTGATCCGCCCTGCTCGTTCAATACGTCGAGATCGTTTAAGCAACCATAAAAATGGTCATCATCGGAGAAGCTATCTTCATTTCCTGAGCCAATAGGGAGCGTACAAGGGTGATGGGTTGGGAAGATTTTCACGGCGATTTTTCGCATAGCCGCTAATCCTTCTTTTGCATTTTGGAATAACTCTGCACTTACTGTCTCGCCATAAACAGGTGCGAGCATTAAGGAAAGATTGTCTATCATTCCTGAGATTGCGCCATCAGCGACGGTGATATCATCCGACGGACTTGTGACATTGGTATAGCCGAGAGAGATACCCATCGAGTCTAATTTCGCCATCATCCGGTTGAGATAACGCATACCGGTATTAATATCGTTCTGCTCGACTGGCTGCTCTGTACCCACGGCAAAAACACCACCTAGAGCATCAGTAACAAGCGTTGCTGCTGTCTCGCTCATTAGCCTGATCTCTTAGCTTTCGGAGCTTTCTTTTTAGCTGTGGCCTTCTTCTCCTGGTTATCTTTTTTAAGCCAGCCAAGTGAGAGGGCGTGAGAGAGTGAATTGTCATTTACAGTGACTTCTTTACCATTAGGTTTAACCAATATATGCAACGTCATAATGTCCACCTGTTAAATTGAGAAGGGAGGAAAAGCGAGGGGCAATAAGCCCCTCTAACGGCCTAGGCCTAAGGTGTACCGAAACCCTGTCCAGCGAAAAATGGATTCATCACGCCATAAGCGGGTCTGAAATCAATTCTCACTTTCTGTTGGTTTTTAATAAAGTCAGAGCCTTTTGAAACACGGAATTGCAAACCATCTGCGGTTGTTGCAACTGTATCCACGCTTTGAAGTTTCTTAATTGGAACTGAAGCGACTGTGAAAGCCTGTTTATGCCAGAAAAGATTTGGCTGGATAATATCGCCAGCTGAACCAAGCAACGTGATAACGTCTGCGGCTGCAATCGCTGAACTGGTTGTATTGTATTGACCAGTAGCCTCAAAAATTGCCGGACCCGTAATAACGATTATTCCTGTACCTGTTCCTGATAGCACAACCGTACTAACAACTGTTCCAGAGAATAAAATCACCGCGCCAGTTTCATCTAAAATTTCTTCGCGAGTTGATAGATTTAAACGATTACGAGCTGTTACCTGTAAAACTTCGCCTGCGCGAACTTCAAGATTTGCCTGAAAATCTGCAACGGTAATTGATTGTCGCATCGTGTCTTTAGCCGTTACATACGTCACATCAACAGCAGTGATACTTCCGACTCTATCCGCGCCTACTTGAATTGTATTGCTGCCAAGCGTATTGGCTGACATCACTTTCATGCCTGCGAAATTATCAGATAAGATTGCTTGTCGGTGAGCCTCAGAAATCAAGCCGCCTGCGCTACCGCCTGCACCCAAACTTCTCTGGTCGCTTGCTAGTTTACGTTGAGTGAAAGGATTGACTGCCACGTTCCACTTAGAGTCACGAGGGACACCTGTAGCGTCCATGATTGAGCCATAAGCAGCGATATCGTCCCAAGTTAAAGCAGGCGAGCCATAAGTGCCTGATAGTAAACCTGAGTTGTTTTTCATAAACTTGGCGTAATCCAATTCGAAATCGGTTTTCATCCTGGTAGCCATAGGAGCTAACAGTTCGTCAAGTTGATCCATCTTGATTGCTTCGTCAGCCTCTTCGAAATCTACAAAGCTTGTGAAATAGTCCTGGACAACTGCAGACGCTTTACCGGTGATGATGTCTGATGGTGAATCAGAGGTTAAATCGCCCTCTGGTGTTCTCACTGTCACATAATCAGTAGGACGTTTAACGTCAATAGTGTCGCCGGTTGATGGGTTGAATTTGCCTGAGAAAAGTTGAGTGTTTACGTTTTTGGTTAAGACTCGTTCTGATTCGAACTTGTCCAAGAAAGATCGCATTAATTTGCGAGTAAAGTTACTGTCAAAATTATTAGCCATGAGGATAAACTCCATAAAAGTGGGTGAATTAGTTGAAGGATTTTTAATCCTGCGGAGGCTAATTTCCGTCCCACTTTTATGGGTTTGCACTAGGAGTGCTTTGTAGCTTTACGAGTTCTTCTTTCTTTACATCTTATAGATATAGCCCCAAGGGGCGAGTAGCATTTAAGGCTGCTATAGACCTATTCAAATACTGCGCCTTTAATATGTTGATACTTGCCGTCCTCGGGATCTACACCGGCTCCTGAAACTGATGTCACAGGCGTTGGCGCTTGGCTCGATTTAGGCTTTAATGCAATCGCTTTAGGTTTTAACACCGTGGCGATATATGCGCCTGCTTGTACTGGATTCATCGTGCTTAATGCTTGCACCTCTTGGGAATTTGCCGCTAAGTGCTTTATCAGTAACGGGCTTTCCTCGTCTTGTGCAATCGCTCTAAATATATCAACACTCATGCCGTAATTAATTAATGCTTGAGTATTATTTTGTATTTCTTCTTCCTCAATGCCATAAGTTCTAGCTTTCGTTAAAACAGTCTGAGCAGTTTCGACGTCACGGGCTGTTTGCTTTTGCTGCTCTGCCTGCTGTGTCGCTAATAGTTGCGAGTTCTCTGCTTCTATTTGTGCATTGTGGTTTGCTCGAAGTTGTAAATTGTTGAGATAGGAACTTTTCGCATTTTCAAATTCCTCGTTTGTATCAAACTCAAACTCATTAGGATATTGTCCAACTATGGGCGGCGGTAAGTTTTTGGCTTGATTAGCCTGGGCGAGTTCGGCGCGTAATGCGTCACGTTCTCTTTCGGCTTGCTTAGTCTTACCATACTGCGTATTAAATGCAGCTTGCCTTTTAGTTTCTTTTTCAACTTCTATTTCTTCGGGCGTTTTTTCTGGTGCTTTTTCTTCTTCGGGTGCTGACTCCGAACTTTCAACGACATCCTCTTCAATGGTTATTGTCGAGGTCTCAGTGTCGTCTTGCAGCGTTGTGTCCGTGATATCTTCTGTCATGGGTGACCTTAAAGGTATAGTTGTAATAACAAGCACTCATAGGCTGAGTGTCGGCCTGTTGATATTATAACCAATTGGGTTTATTGTAGATATACGGACAATTTGACCGCATCTCCCCCTAAGTTTGACAGGACTAAGGAAACTACAATGAATACTTTCACAATGCGCCTTCATGGTCGCGGATGGCTTGTTAAGGATCTTCTTAACTACTGGAACATCTCCCGGAAGACTTACGAGCGATACAGCAACGACCCTAAGAAATTTCAAGAACTTGATAAACAAATTCATGCCATGGGTACCAATGATAATGTGACCAGGTTAATGCCAGATATTGATTCTTTTTTTAAAACAGGTTAGGGATTGGATTAAATGGAAAATACAAAAGAAATTGAAGTTGTCACGGCATCTGAGCTTAAAAAGATATTAGGTTTTTTATGTAAAGCCCTTGGTATGCCGTGCAATATAAAAACGACTGTGCGAAAACAATTTTTGAGTTTAAAGGTGAGTGACACTGACCAACTTTACTTTGCTATTGTGCCTTTTATTCGATATCCAGAAAATTACAAGGATGGATATCGAATTGATATCAGGGTTGGTGGTGAATATATAACACACCTGACTCAGATTGGTGATGGGTTCAGTAGATTCCAAAGAACCATACACCTGGTGCATTATCTAAATGATATATGCAATGAACTGGATATTGATACCACCAACTAATGTGACCAAGTTAAGGTTAGTTTAAGTCCTCCTGGGCATCACTGACGATATCACTTTGGGTTTTCAGGTTATCAACTAAGCCCGGACCCATGATTGTGACCTGACCACTCGCCTCTTGAATGGTCTTTAAATTATTAATGGCATCATTAACCTCTTGCTGTTGCTGTTGGGCGATTGCTATTATTTCATCAAACTCTTGCTTGCGTTCTGCGAGGTCTTGCTTCTCAAGATTGAGCGAAATATTGGCAGCATCGACATTAAACTTATCATCTTGACCCTTTAAGAATTTCTGAACATCTAAATCAAGCTGTTTATCTCTTAACTGCAATTCCTGCATTTTGATTTGTTGATCGCCTTGGACTTGAGCTTGTTTATTCTGAGCATTTTGTAAATCAGCCTGTCCTTTGGCTTCCTCTGCCCTGGCAAAGATCATATTGGGATCTTCTTGAGGTGGTTGATTTTGGGCTGCTGCTTGGGCTGCTTGGGCTTGCTCGTTCTCTTCGTCAGTATATTGCGTTGGTGGTATCCTACCGCTATTAAATAGCTCAACTCTCGCTCTCTCTGCCATTTGTTCCATGCCCGGGAAGGCTGACAAGCTTTTAAGATAAATATCCTTACCAGTTTCTAAAATAGTCGGATCGACTTTAGCGACCTCAATAAAGGTTCTGGCTGTTTCTTTTTGCTGAGAGATAAAGGTGGGTCCTACTTCACAGACAACATCATAATCACCGATAGACAGATCATTTAATGTGATTACTTCTTGGGTTTGTTGATCCATAGCTGGTTGATTCAAAACGACTGTTGAGCTTGTTCCGTCAGCTTCTAATAATCTCACTTGGCGAGTAGCATCGTAGACTTTCGGGATAGCGCCAATAATGACCTTACCGGTATGGCAAATCGCAATTTCCAGTGATTTAAACCATTTAACTGAGCCAATATTTCCTTGTTCGATTTGTTGTAGTCCTGCAATACCACTTTGTGAGGGAGCTGCATTTCCTTGTCCTGCCTGGAAGGAATTGGAAGAAGCTGCAATCATCTGCTGCATATTAGAAATCGTGGTTTGTAAGCCTTGAGAAGCTTGTGGGCCACCAGTAAATGATTGGGCTGAGATTGGCGGCGCTTCGGCGTCAACGTTATAAATCCTAACAGGTGCTCTATCAGTGTTCATTTTGCTGTAATCATTACCAGCTGCCTGTTTTTCAGTCATCCAAATAGTTGGCGCAGGACTTAGCGCGCCGTCCTCGATGTCTCTGGACATTGCATAATTGAGGACTCGTTGTTGATCTAAAAGATTTTCAATCTTGCCAAAATAAATAACTTTATCGTCAACAATATCAAAGTTACCGTAGACAGGTATTAACGGAATAAAATCAAATACCGTTTCCTCTGCTTTTTGCAACCACCCTCCCCCATCAAACATTCGTGACCAGACGCGCCATGATTTGCGCATTCTCCGCTTCTCCTTGCCCTTACTATCAAGCTCAATGGTGATTGGTGCAGAGACAGAGCCATCAGGGTTAGGAGTTGGGTTGGCTAAGTCGTCTTGAATTTTTATAAAGTCATCATCAACCTCATAGACTGCGCCGTCAGTCATTCTGACTATTTCGATATTGATTGGTTTTTTATACTGGATTTGACCCACCCTGACCAAATCGATTTTATTAAAAAAGGCTTCGTTGCGTTTATCATCCCCAACAGATTGCCCTTTGCCTTTAGGCCATTTTTTCCGATAATCATCCACAGGCATAGCGGTCATTTTAACCGCCCAATTGGAGTCAGAGCGATCTTGTTTTACACTTGCTGGATCAAACCAAACTGAGTCTAGAGCATTCGGGACTCGTCGAATAAACAAGTCCTGGTCAAAAGAATTACCGTCGACCCAATCTTGGACAACTTCCCAACAGTCAAAACCGCAGATTACATTTGAGCGCCCTGATTGATTAAAAGTGGTTTCAGCATTTGAAATATTTCTAATATTGCGGATTATCCCATCCATTGTTTTAGCAGTTTCTTTTGACGAACCACCACCAGACGGACTAACTCGCAACGTAAAATCTGATTGGTCGATTTCGCCAGAGATTTGATCGACAATTGGGGTACACATATCAAAGGTACCTCTAAATCGTCCATCCATCTTCTGAAAGCTTCGAGGGTCCCATTGACCGTTTCGTTTGGTTAAAAATAATTTAGCGTCTCTCGCGTGGTCACGTTGATCGCTTTCGGCTTCTTGCGCTCTTTTAGTCATTAAGAGAACTGAGTTGTGATCTTCAAAATTGAGTTTGGTTGACATGATAAGCCCCATAGTTGTTGAATTGCTTGATAGGATTTTTAGTCCTTCGGGAGCTAATTCCGACCCAACTATGGGTTTGCCGTGATAGGCTTTGTAGCGTTACTCTTTTACTAAGCGTTAGCCGCTTATGGTTTCAAATTTTAATTTATTTTTTCTAATCGGTGTTAATCGTTCACTGCTAAAACATTGACCAAATTGTCTAAAGGCATCAGCACCCTCAGAATGGATATCATGTAGAGGTATATCAGCAAATCGCCCGGTGGTGCTATTCCACCGCTTACGATAGCTATCTAAATGAGTGATACCTTCTTTACAATCAGTTTCATCAAACCAACAGGTACTAAAACTGTCTCTAGTGGCTTGAATGCCGTGAGAGATATCATCTACCCTGGGCACAATTTCAATATTTTTTAAGCCTAGTTTAGTCAAGGAGTCTACTGGTGATATATTCGCCATCGTTCCTTGTCGAACGTGCTTGGCATCATGGGGTAAATAATGAGTGCCCCAAGTATAATCAAGTTCATTTAATTGTTTTACATAAAAGGAATAGGGTTCGCCCCACCCTTCAATGTATCGGATAAAATTATTACTTTGACCGACTTTTTGGTGTAACCAAATACCGGTACCATCACCGCTGCCGATATCCCAAAAGGTATTGACTACCTGTCCTGATCGATGCGGAATACTGGTGATTCTATCTTGTTTCCTTGCTAAAGTCATTTGCACAGAGTAATAACAGCCTTCAGCAGAGCGTTGGAAAGCCTCACGGCTTGTGCTTGGATATTCCTGCCACATCTTGGGCTCTTCACCTGAAAATTCCGAATCTCTGGTCATGCACCACCAAGCGCGCTGCTCAATACTGAGTTTGCAGGTTTCACTTATTTCTATTCTATCGAAATAATCATGGTCCTTAATTGTTAAATCAACGCCTTCAGGATCGACTTTATATCTTGGCTCCTGCCACCAAGGGAAAAAATGGAATTTGTAGTCCTTGGGCTTGAGCTTCTTGCCGGACTCCATTAATGCCTCAGAGCGTTTTGAAATTTTATAGAAATGTCCGTCTTGCCCTTCTGCAGTCGATTCAATAAAAACAATGCCATTCATGGGGACAGCTGGAATAGATCCAGTGATAACTTCGTCGGCTCTTTCAGGGAATTTAGCGCAAATTTTACCAAACTCAGACACGAGTAAATATTGTAGCGTTCCGGATCGCGCTGATGTTGCCACTCGAATTGAACTGTTGTTATGACTAAAAAGTAACTCACTGGCACTATCACGAGTAAGAGGCATTGCCTCTTTTAGTGTTATTGGCAGATTGTTATAAGCAAAATAAACCTTGTCCCTGAAAATCGTTTTAGCAACATCCTCTGATTGAGCTATTACCGCAGCCCGGACATTGGGTCGAAAGAGACAACAATCTAAAAAGTAAATACAAATTAAGGTAGTAAATCCAAGCTGACGAGCTTTTAAAATGTTGTTCCTGGTATGAAGATTTGTCAGGAGTTTTAATTGTGCGGTATTAGGAATAAACGGAATAACCAAGGATTGTTCATCATTATCACCCTTAATCATTATTTTGTAGAGCTTGCCGCTTGTCATTCTCCACCAAGGATCGTCCATACATTCGATAGATTCTTGTTCGTTGCTAGGATTTTTAATCGCTAGGTTCAATGGTGTTTCCTGATAGTTGCTGAATAAATAGTGTTAATGGGTTCCCATCAGTGCTTTCTAGTCGCTGTCTGGTTGGCGCGTGGTCTCCATCCATTTTATTTAGCTCGCTAATAGCCTGGTTAGCCGCGGATATCTGACCTAGTGACTGAGCAAGCTGATAATTCTTAACAAGCATCTTTTGCTTATCTTCAAAGCTTAAGCTAAATCGAGTTTTCACCTTTTCCCGGTGTGTTTCTATAGCTTTTGAAATCACAGGTTTTAACAGGTTTTCACTTCCAACAATTTGTAGGGTGTGTTTATTGCCCTTATATCCGGCCTTCTTTGCTGCTTTGGTCGCATTACCACCATTTAAAAGATAGGCTTTTACGAACTTGTCCTGCTTGGCTGTGAGTGATTTCTTGGACATATCAATTCAGCCACTGCTTGGTGATTTCTTCAGCAATTCTCATGGTCATTAGTGGTGGAACGCTCATACCAACGACATAGACCGGGCACATATTTCTGAAGTTAAAGTCTTTTGGGAAGGAGCCAATTTTGCACAGTTCATCCTTTGATATAAAGCGCATTTCTTTGCGCACGTAATACTCACCACCAGCAATAATTGTCGGGCAGACTCGCTTTTCATCAAGTATGGCGTATGTAAAATAATGCCCGTGCACATTTATATCTGATAAGGACTTATGGTGCGGCTTGGCTTGAATTAGCATTTCGTATATGGCTGGGCGTACTTTTCTCAATCCTTTAGATTGCTCCCGGACAACTTCACCAAATGGAACTGGCTTGAAATTAAAAGAAAGTTTTAGTTTAGGCTTTTTGATATCGTTCCTGAGGCCTATAAAGAATATTCTCTGTCTTTTTTGGGGTAATCCCATTGTTGCGCCATTCAGGTTGAATACCTGGACAGAGTAACCCAGTGCTGAAAATTGCTTTCCTATCTCCTTGGCGTATATTTTTGCATTGCCTTTGACCAGACCCGTGACATTCTCAAGGATTGCGACTTTCGGCTTTAGCTTTTTAATGGTTTTGATGTATTCAAATACGAGGTCGTCAAGTCTCTGTTTGGCCTGCCCTTCCCTAAATTGCTTTTTCTTGCCCCAGTCTTTTTCTCGATTGCCAGCCATTGAGAAGGAGCTGCAGGGAGGTGAGCCATCGAGTATATCCAGACTATAAAGTTCAGGTGGTAAATCGTCCCGGGTGTTGAATACCCTTATATCCTGGAGAAAGAAATGCTCTGGATTGTGATTAGCCTGGTATATGGACCCCATCTTTACATCAATCTCAACTCCACCAAGATGATTAAAGCCAGCCAGTTTATAGCCCATTGTTGAGCCACCCCCACCCACAAACGTCCCAAAGACTGAGTGACCATTGGGCTTGGGGTAGTCTTTGAATTGCCATTCATACGGCATTAGCATTTACCACATTTAATAAACCGCCTTCAAGGGTCCCATCAAATTCAATGAGGCTTTCAACCACATCCTTATACTGATCAGGGGTAAGACTAAACTTCAAAATCATTAAATCATCAAAGGAGCCCAAATCAAGCTCTTCATTGTCAGCGATTTTATCTGAGACATTATCAAGATAGTTTAAAAAATCATCATCAAAACCGATTAAGCTAATATCAAAATCCAATTCTGATAAGCCTTCAACCTCCAGTTTCAACATCTCAATGT